TTATTATCTATAGATTCATGAAAAGCAGGATCTCTTTGCTTTTTTAATTCTTCTTGTTTTTTTATTTCATTTATATCAGACATAACCGACAAAGATGTTTCAGGTGATAAATTAGTCGGAATAGAATTTACTGTGTTCCTAAAAACCTCAATGTCTTTTAAAATCTCTTGCACTTGCTTTTCGGTATATAATCCTTTAGTTACTTGAGAGTTTAATAAATCAGTTGTTTTGTCAACGTCTTGAGACAACGTATACAATGAATTCATTTTATCTCTGGCAGCAACCCCTGGTCTAAATCTGTTGTTAAATGAAGTTTTAGCTGAAGTACTTATATCCCCAGCAAAAGGCATCAATATTCCTGCTGCTAAAGACAAGAGTGTAGTGTTCATGTACTCATCTCCACTTATTGTATTAGTCATTATTTCTTTACCCGCTATTTCATTTACGTTAGGCGCAATAGAAAATGCTTGTCCTGCTTGCTGTACGTTTTCTTGAAAAACCTCTCTTCCACCTTCTGCTCCATATATTTTTGCTTTTTGAAGAGCTTTATTCCAATAACCTTTTAATCCAGTTATACCTCCTTTTTGATAAGTTTCTAAAGCTTCTGTAGCTATTTTTTCAGTTGCTTTTTTCCCAAATATCTTATCCATTGTTACAGTTTGAGTAGATAATGGAGCAGTAAGAGTACCTAATAAATATCCTTGTTGTCCTGCTACAACAGAAAGTTCCTCTGCTTTTTCAATAGATAAACCCGCCTCTAACGCCTGTTTTCTTGTTTGTTCTGATAAATTTGTAGAAAATAAAGTTCCTTGAGCAATCATAGCTGAAGCAGTAGTAGCTTTCATGGGAACATAAGACATTAATTTTTGAATTTTTTTACCCGTATCAAATGCACCTGTAAATGCACCTAATCCTTTGCCTGCAATTCCTACACCTCTTTGTAATCCTAATTGAAGAACAACATCTGCCGCTATTCCTGTTGTAATTATAGCACCGCCTGTTAAACTTAAACTAGAACTTTCTTCTCCATTTTTTTCTACGTCGGCATATATTTGTTTTGATTTATTTGGAGTTAAAACATTAGTCACTCTTATCCCTAAATCTGTATCATATATTTGGTTTTGATCATCTACTAAATATTGAGTTCCATTTACTGTAGTTTTTTTCCCACTTGCATAAGCATATCTCATGAAATCTTCTCGATTCAATTCAGTCTCAGCCTGACTCATTCTAATTTCATCGGCCACACTATCCATTCCAATAAAATCATAAGTTCCTGCGCTAAAACTAGCTAATCTATCTTCAACAGATCTCCATCCTTGTTTAAACGCTTGACCTACAGCACTTACATCTCCATTTTTCATGTCTTGATAAAGCTCCTGGTTGGCTACATCTCTTTGTTTTAACTTGGAAGTGATTACAGGTAGCTCTTTTTCTATATAATTAGTTAAAGCTTTTTCATCTATCCCCGAACTATAAGACAACTTAATTCCATCTAAAGAAGGATTTTTCCCTTCATTATTTAATTGATAATTTAAAACTTGGGATTCTACGTTTCTTTCTATTTGATTATTCACATAGTTAGTAATGTATTCTAATTTTAATCTTTCAGCCGCTAAAGAAGGATTGTATTGACCACTATAATCAAAACTTCTTCCGTCTTCAGCTAAAGTCTCTTCGTTTAATAATTCTAAGTAATTTTCTTTATACCCTTGATCATTTAAATAGCCGTCAAAATCTTTTAAATTAAAACCTTTAATTGTTTTTAAACTTTCTGAATTATACATATTGTCTAAATCAGAACCTTCTATTTCGACTAATTGAGATTTATCTTCATAAGCAAAAGGCTTGTCTAAATTTTTTGTTTTTATTTTATTTTTATAAACCTCTGGATTGGAAACAGCTATTTTTTCTAGTTTATTAATAGCATTTTTATTTCCTTGTAAAGCTTTGTCAATAATTAATTGATCTATAATTTTTTTTTCTAAAGATTTTTTTATGTTAAAATCAGATAAAAGTTTTTCTTTTTTATTTAAATCTATTTCAACATTTTGCTCACTTAACATTTTAGCCCTAATTGAAGCTGGACTTTGGAACACAGAAGGAACTTCTGTTCGTGTAGATATTTTTTTTAATTCTTCAAAATCTGAATCTAAATATTCAATTGGTGGTTGATCTAAAGAATCCACAACACCATCTTGTGTTTCCGTTTCTATAATAGACTCCGTAACTTCCTCTGGAAAATCTAAAGGTAAAGTGTCGACTTGATTTTTTTTTTCAGACCAAGCTGAAGAAAAAAGATCAAATCCTGTTTCAACGCTTAATATTTTATTGTTAACTCCTTGGTCATATAAACTTTTTCTTACAGATTCATCTGCTGATTTAAATTCATCAAAAGTAGTTTCACTACTTAATAGCCCTGATTCCTGGTAGCTTTTGTAAAGCGCTTGTAGTTTATCCATTTTATATTGGTTTTCCGAATGCGTCTTCTTTTATTGTTTGTAAATTTTTATTTGATTGCTCTCTAAATATTTTATCTAAACTTTTCAGTAACCACTGCTGATTTTCACTATCGCTTTTACCTTCTTGAATTGTGTCATATAATTTACCGTCAACAAATATCTCTAGTGTATCATCATCTACACCCATTACATCTTTTCCTTTTAATTCAACATCTAATCCCTTTAATTCAGGATATAAAGTCAGAGCTTTATCTACAATTTTTCGACCTACAAACGCTAAGTCATCTTCATCTTTTTTTGTTGAGTTGCTAATATTTCCAATTAAATCTACAGCAGTTGTAATTTTCGTACCGTCAAGTTCAATAGCTATATTATCTAACCCTGAATAGGTTTCTACAAAATCTTGATTTTTTGAGGCATATAGATCCCTCTGTAATTGTCTATCTTTTTCTTTTTCCTTTTCAGTAAATTCTTGTTGTTGAGTTGCTGCTGCTTTTCTAGCTTCAATAGCTATCTCAGGATCTACAACACCTCTAGTAAATTTTCTTCCTAAAGAATCATAGATAGCCGTGTAAGAAATTCTTTCTGCTGCAAGTCTATCTTCTTCAGATAGTATTGGAACTATAGTTTGATTACTAGAAGTTTTTAACTGAATATATTTACTTTTTACACCAATTTGTCTTTGACCTTTTTTATCAATATAAGAATACTCTAACCTTTCATTTTTTTCTTTATCACTTAACAATCCATAGTCCAGTTCATTTAATGGTTTAGATTGTTGTTCACCAGGCCCATTATCAGATAATATACTTAAAATATTAGCTGGATTGACATTTACTGCAGAAACGGCATTGTTTATAATACCTACAATACCTTCTTTGTTTTTTAAATTATCTTCAAGAGTACCTATAAATTTACCTGTTGTCTTATCTGTTTCTACAAATGTTTGAAAACTTCTATCAAATGCCGTGTTTTTACCTGTTAATCTTTCAACTTCATCATTAATATATATTCTTGCCATTTTTTGATTCCTTCCTCCTTTTAAAGACAAGACACTTTGACTTGGTACATTAGGATCAATTTGAGGATTACCATTTTTATCTAAATCTAAAATTCTAGTATTACTTGGTTTATCAATTTTTGTTTTATAATAATTAATCCTACCCATTCCATCATTTCCAAAAGTAATAGCGTATAGACTTGAATCGTTTAATCTATTATATTGTTCTGATAAAGCTAATTGACCCGCTCCAGCTGTAGGTTTTACAAAAACTTGTTCTCCTTTGTCGTTTGTTTGATAATAACCACTAAGTTCTCTTTGATTTTGAGCATAATCTTTTTCGTTGTCTTTTACTAATTTAGACATTATACTAAAACTTTCTTTTGCATTCTCTTGCATTATCAAGTTATCTTCAGGTTTTAATATTCCTTTTTGAACTAAAGCTGTATTGATGTATAATTGTTCTTTGTAATCGGCTAATCCTTTTAATATACTTTGTTGATAGGTTGCATTAGAGGGTAGATTTTCATAAGTTTCTTTTTCTAAATCTCTAGCTATTTTAGCGGTGTCTGTTTTTAATTTTAATTTTTGAGCATCTAAGTTTTTTTTCCAAGCTGCAATATCTTTTGCTCCTTTGCTTATTGCAGAAAGAGTAGAGCTAGGATCACTAACTCCTGTAAAACCTGCTGCAATTGCTGCTCTTGTTGCTTCTAATTTATTACCCATAACTATTAAAATCTTGTTATACCTGACGAAAAGGTTTCTAAAAGTTTCTCAATGTCAGTTTTAGCGGCTTCTTCTCTTTCCGCCTGTTGTTTATTAGCTAAATCCGTTATTTCATTAAAACTAAAGTTAGCACCATTAATGTTAAATGACATCGGAGATTCTGATAAATCTTCATTATTTTCGTTTGTCAGTGTGTTTTCTGTCGGTATACCTGCCAATTCTTGAGTTTCAGAGCTTACTCCTGGTAAAGATCTGCTTCCAGCATTTACTGAAGCTAATATTCCTTCAGAATCACCTCTATTATATTGTCTTATTTCTTTTGGGGTCATTTTAGCTACTGTAGCTTTATCTAATCCACTATCTATAGCGTCTTGGCCAGCTTTACCTTGTATAGATCCTGCTAGTGAAATTCCCGCTTGTAGTGCGCTAGCACCTGCGTCAATAAATGAACCCGTAGCCTCTCCTTTTAATTTATTCGCTTGAGCTGTTAATCCAGCAGCTTTCAATCCTGCTGCTGCCGCTCTATCATCTTGTAACTTAGCTATTTCTGAAGCAGACATTTCTCCTGCCTTAGCACGAGCCATGTCTATAATTAATTTTTGTTGAGCCATTTTATCGGCACTTTTTTCAAACGTAGCATCTGAAGCTTGTTTAACTTTTCCTGCCCCTGCTGCTACACCTCTCTGATCTCCTTCTTGAACAGCTTCTAGTATTTGAGAACCCATTACATTTCCTGCCTGTAACTGCTTGTCATAAATATCTGTAGTTGCTCTTACAGCATCGTAAAAATTTTCTTCTAGTCTAGCGACTGATTCTTGTTCTAATTCTTCTTGCTGAAGCCGTAATCTTCCTGCTTCTCTAGAAGCAACTGTAGCTGAGTCTCCAGCTAAAATCCCTTTTGCTACATTGCCTCCTACTGCTACTGTATACGCTGCTATTGTTGTAAATGCTGCCATATTATAATGTTTTTATCATTTCCGAATTATATGAATCCCCCTTAGTGTAACCATTTTCTTTATAATGATCAATAAGAGATTTAGATTTTAAAAGAGCATATGAATATCTACAACCCGATAATTTCAATGTATTTGTTAATATTGTTATTAAATATGTCAATGCTTTTTTTCTTTTTTCTTTATTTTTATAATCAAAATTAGATACAATCCAATCACACCATCCTACTTTAGAATTAGTTACATAAATAAATCCTGCGCAAACAGGTATTTCTTTATCATAAACAATAAATCCTCCTTCACCATTCTCTGGTAAAAAGTCTTTAGGCGGTGGTGTCCATCTCCAATCTTTCCACCATTTTGTTAAGATTAAATTATAATCAGTATTATTTAATTTCCTTACTTCGAAATTCATTAAAACAAAGATACAAAAAAACTAAGGATTGCTTTTAAATACATCAGAATCAACTGTAAACAATTCAACTGGTTCAGTATTTGAGTTAGTTAATGTAAATTCTAAAAAATATCCTAACGCTCCATAAGACTCAGCTACACTGTTTTTTAAATACAATATATATGACGCAGGCAAAGCTCCAACTATAACAGGATTATCTATAGTAATAGATTTATTATCTGCACTTATACCTGTAATTTCTCCTATTTCAACAGGTGTTCCGCTATTATTGTAATATGCCACATCACCTACACTAGTAGGGTCAGACGCATCACCAATATTAATCATTGAACCTAATAAAAACCCAAACTCTATCGTTATAGGATTTGGCCCTACTCCTGTGCTTCCTTTTATTGTTCCTATACCTTGTGCAGATCTTAAAGATAAATTTTTAGAATTTGCTAATCTTCTTATGTAGCTAAAATAAGTTCCTTCTTTTTCTACGAAATAAGTTGATGGCATAAACCCAGATCCTAAATCTGAAACTAAAGAACAGTCCCAAGAATCATCGCTTTCAAGTTCAATAGTTTTAAAAACTTTTGTGGTTGTTGGTTCTTGATTAAAAACACTTGTTATTTTAGAATTATATTGAACACCATAATAATTATTTCTAGTATTATTAGAATTGTGTTTAAATAAATTACCATTTTTAAAAGTATATAAATATTGATTCATTCCTAAAATAAAATCAGGAATAAAACTGTAAAATGAAGGCCATCCGCTTACAGATTCGCTATATGTTAAAGTATATTCTTCTTGTGCCATTGTTTATTATTTTAATTTTTAATTTATTTTAAGGTATTGCGCAAGAAACACAATTGCTATAAGGTCCATTTCCGCTATTTGCCGCCTCATCTATAAAATAATTAGGAGGTGTAGATGATAATGACTGTATTTCAGCACAAGTAATTACTCCAGTAGATGTTTGTTTTACCCAAACAACATCACCTATGTTATATGAATAAGCTAATATCACAGATAAAGATCCATCAAAACCATTTGACTGATCTAAATAATATGTTGCTCCTCCACCTCCGCATTCTGTAGCTCTCCAAGATTGAGTAGTACAAGGATTACAAGGATTCTGTGAATCTAAAACACTAAGTGCCATTTCTCTATATGTGTTTGTCAAAATTTCTTTATAAAATCCATCTGGTGCTATTGTTCCTAAAGTGTCTGTATATAAATTACTTGTTGTTAAGAATGTAGTTCCAAAGTCAAGATAATAAGTTCCTGATGTTGGAGATCCACAACATAAATCATTAGCAGATACTGAACTATACTCTACAGTTGTAGATGTAAAACAACTTGGACAAGATGTAAGAACTCCTAATACACCTGAAGATTGCTCTCTATAATCTCCTGATGGACTAATATTATAAAATCCATCTGGTGCTAAAGTTGTTAAAGCTTGGTCTGAATACATTAAAGTTGTACTTGGATCGGTAAACGAATCACCTGGAGAAAAATAATATGTAAATATAGTTCCACTTACACAGCATAAATCAGAACCACTTGTAACATTATACCTTAAATCTTGACCATCACATGATTCGCATAAACTAGATCCGCTTAATAAAAGACCCGAGACTTGTTGTCTATATATTCCATCAATTTGATAGTATCCATCAGAAGATGGAATAGTTAGACTTACGTCATCAAAAACAGCAGATGCTGTTAAAAAATCATTACTATCAATGTATTTATTTACTGTTGTTGCCATTTATTTGTTTTTATGGTGGAGGCGCACCGCACCCTGATGTTATTCCTAAATTACCATTCCCATCCACTGGTCTACATTCCGTTCCATCCGTATAAAAGAATGATGGCGCAAAAGAAGTTCCAGCTGAATCTAAATATATTTTTGTTGATAGTGCAAATACTCCTCCAGAAGGTGTCCCTACGTCTACATAAAAAGTGCCTGAATTATTTGCTCCAAAATTAGAACAAACTGCAGCACAACTTATACTACCATACTCTAAGACAATAGGAAATAAAGTTAAAGCAGGTGGTGTTGAACAATCACAACAAGCACTTATTGCTGAAGTTGCATCATAACAAAAACTTAATTCTGAAGGACTTCTTAAATCCCATACTAAATATAAATAATCTTGATTAGTTAAATTAGTATAAGTAAATTTAGACACATAATTTAAAGGCCCTCCCACAACTGGTCCAGAATTTACTAATAAAGGAATTAAAGTATTTATGTCAGTTTCATTATAATTTACATTAGAAATTAAATACTTCATATTATCACTAGCCGCATTAAACACAAATGTTTGTCCTTTCTCTTGTATCATTTGCATATTAACTACCGATCCTTCAGTAGGTATTGATCCAAATGACTGTTCACCTGTTTCTTCTACAAACAAAGAAATTCCATCAGATTCTAAAACAATTGAATTAGTGCTAAAAGGACTTAAATCACTGCCTAGTTTCCAATTATATCTTGAAGTAGTTGTTAAACTAACGTCTCCTGCGTTATTAATTACAATCTGTTTTACTGTTAATCGTGGTGCAACAGAACATCCGAATGTAATGTCGTATGTTGATAATGCTTGAGGAGTAATAAATACTTGAGCTAAAATAGGATTATTTAAATTTTTTGTAAACTGTAAAACCCCTACTCCTGTTACAATATTATCTATTTCTGTAATACCATTGTATACTACTTTAATATTTACAGAGCCTACAGATACATTATAGTTTAAATCTACATCACCTATAATTGTGGTTAAATTTAAATTAAAAATAACTGCATCATTACTAGATTGTTGAATCAATTGATAACCACATTGTCTTTCAATTGGTGGCGTAGGAACTAATGTTTCTGTTGATGATAACACATACTCATTCATGTAAGGATCAAATCCACCTAGTTTCTGAGTAGGTAATGCTTCAGTAAATAAATCTCTAAACCAACTACGCATTCCCGCTTGAGAAATAACATTTAATTGATCTGATTTAGCAGATCCTCCTTTTAAATTAATTACACTACTTCTTTTTGAGTCTGTAAAATAAACATCATAACCATATGAACTAAAACTTTCAGGATTATTACTTATTCCAAATTCTTCAATTCTTGCTAACTGAGTTCCTAAAACTTCAGGTATAGAAGTTATAGCTCCTCCTGCAGCAGCATCAGATAATAAATTTTTACCAACCAATACATACGATATCTTATCTTCTTGTAAAGCAAGAATATCAGTCTGCCTTGAATGCAATTTTCTTAATGGCCCAAATGATCTTTCTAAAGTCTTAAAATTTGATAAAGCTAGATTAAATTGATTTAATTTATTTAATCCACTTTCTTGATTGTACACTCCACTATAAGTAATATCTGATAATCTATGAATTTCTTTATATTCCTCTTCAGAAACTGAAGTAACTTTTTCTCCTAACGATAATGTAGGAGTTGTTAGAGCGTCAAGAACTTTATCTGACTCTACACCATTTCCAAAAACATAACAATTAAAAAATGTTAAATCTATTACAGCAGGAAGAACTGCGGTTTGATTTTGATCAAATGCAGAATTACCTGATAAATGAAAACCACCTGAAATATCAAAAACTTGTTCGTTTTCATAATATAATTCATCATTTGCTTGAATTGGTTCTGTCTCAAATATATTTAAAGTTGCCGCTCTGTTTAATATTATTTGAACACTTTCATAAGATCCTCTTTGATCTACTCCCCCGCATTTAGGTGTTCCTGTTTGAATTACTAATAAAAGCCTGTTGTCTGAAGCATCTCTTTGAAAAGTAATATACGTTTGACCACCACTTGCCAATGAAGTGTAAAATGGGTATATGGTATTAGGTTGATTAATTACATTTATAGTACTGTCAGTACCTCCTGAAATTCCGTTTGTAAAATCTATTTGCTCTCCTGTAACAAATGAAGCTAAATCAGTGTAATCATTTCCTGATGTAAATGTTTTATCATAATCATAAGTTCTTCCTCCGCATCTACTTCCTCTTTCAAACCTAGTAGTAGTAAATCTAAAAGTTATTAAAGAACCCGCAGGAATATCAATATCTAAATAATTACCAGGGTTAGTTTCATCTTCTACACTACAAGAAACACTAGCGCTACTATAGCTTGAAGGCCCTCCGTTATCAGTCCTATCTATAAATGCATTTTCAACTAAATTAGCGTTAAAATTAGATGGCTTTAATTTCATGTAAGTACCTGAAGGTTGTCCACAAGTACCTGAAATTACAACTCCATCTGCATCTTTAGTACATAAAAAATCTTCAGTTTTAGAACCAAATTCTAATACTTTTGTTTTTGTACACCTTAAAACAGGGCCACCTGTATCAGCTTTTACATATAAAGATTCGTTATCTTTAACTTTATCTCTATTATCACCTTCTAGTTTATAGTATACATCTCCTGTAGTTTCTTCTCTAAAAAATATATTAGAATAAATTGTTCTATATCCTGTTTTTGATTCTTTAACAACAAATTTATATTTTGTTGCCCAAAAAGGAGGGTAACTATTTAACTGAACCCTTATAGTGTTTTTGTTTATAGAATTTTGACAAGGAACATAAACTGTATTATTAGTATCAACTAAAGCAGTTGTACTTCTTCCATAATCATCCATATAGACAACAGCAATTTCATAATCTCTATTACTGTGTAAGCTTTGTTTAGAAGAAGTTAATGAATATAATCCTGTAGTTTCTATAGAGCTTAAATATTCATAAGCAAAAGTCCCTGGATTTGCAATTTCTTCAAATCTTAAGCCTGGTATTATTATACTTACAATATCACTACCTAAAGAACTTTCTATAACGAATCCTTGATTTGTAGTTGTTACTCCAAATCCATCAAAAATCCATCCAGATTTAGAAGTTATACCACAATTATAAACATCAGTCACTGAAAAGCCATCTGCACAATTAACTTCAAAATCAGATACTGCAGCTACAAACTCTGGACTAGTCACTAGATCGTGAACACTAGGATAGTCTTGTTGTAAATTAAATAAAAAAGTATAATCAAATTGATTTAAAGGCTGTGTTCCGTCATCATATGTAGGATCTCCACCAAACAATTGACTTTGATAATTAAATACAATACCTATTTGAGAGCCATTAATTAAATCTAATCCACCAAAATTAATTGAAGCTTTAGCATTTACAACAGAAGTTAATACGTCTATATCATATGAATAATTAGATCTAACACCTTGAATTTCTTCATTTGTTAAGCTTTCCGTAATTAAAGACAAATTATAGTCTAAGTATATTTGTTTTCCGTTTTCATTAACAATATCATACCCATCTACATAATTACCATACATTACCCTATTACCCATAATGGTTTGAGCTTGAGCTATTTTAGGAACATTATCATAAAGCCTAAGCAATTGTTCTTCTGGAAGTGTTGTATATATTTTTTTATTAGTAAAATCAATAGATTGATTAACATTGTCTAACCATCCTTGATTTACTTTGTTATATCTTTCAATTACATTTACCGATTGACTTGTAGAAAATTTAAAAATAATATCTACATCTTTTACATTTTTACCGCCTGTGTCAAAACTTATAGATACACTATTAAATATATTCTGCATTGAATCATTGTCATAGGTGTCATAATTTAACTGAAAAGGACCAGGTGTAAAAGCAACTTGACTGAATGGTGAAAGAGCTGAGTATTCTCCGTCTTCATATTGCCATCTATAAGCAAAACTTAAAAACAAATCTTCCATGTAATTTTCACCTCCACCTAACTGAAATTGACTTAATACAGGAGCTTTTAAAGGAGGAGCAACAATTACGCCTATATCTTGTTCTGTAACTTGATCAACTCCTAATAAAGGCTGAGCATAAGTTCTGTTTATGTTTATTTTTCTTGGAGGATTTAAGTTATCGGTAAAAAAAAGTAAATCATCTATTAAATTTATACCATTTATTAAATAATCTTTATTAAAATTTAAAACAGATGTCGAAACAACATGATAAAATAAAATTGATGTTCTTGTGTTATATGATACAATTAAATCGACATTACCTGTAGGAGAGGATATGTTTTGTTCATCATTAACAAACCAATAAATTGTTTCATTCACACCATCTTCATAAGCGCCAATACATTTAGCATTGCTACTTAAAGGATTTCCGTCATAAATCAACTCAACTATAAGTTCATTTCCTTTTGAATTTTCTACAGCACCTATTTCAGTTCCTTCTGTTGAACCTAATCTAACATTTAAAGCATCAATATATTCTCCTTGAGGAACTAATCGTTCATCAACGGATTTATTCATTCGCCCTTTTATAAAGTTCTTTTGAATTTTAGCCATACTACTTTATCCATTTATTTTGACCTCTCAGATTCATTAATAATCTTCCAGGATGTATATTGCTTAGTCTAATTTTTGCATTCCTCAAAAGAGCTGATTTTTCTTTTTTAGATCTATTTATGATATACTCTTGAATACCGTATTTACTAGATAATATTACAAACTTTATATATGAATAAATAAAATCTTCAAATAACTTGTTTACACTTATATCTGCATCTACACCACCTTCCATTCCATCTGAAACATATTCTAATACAACTAACTCGTCTGCCATATCTGAACTAAAGTTAATTACACCGCTTTTTTTATTTATCTTAAAAGTAGGATTTTGATTAGCTGTTTCTGTATTTAATCCATAACGTCCTCCAATAGGATATTCAAAATACCAAATGCCGTTATAAAAATAACCTTCTTGACCATCATAAGGGCTTTGAGCATTTAAATAAATTGTACGACTACTTCCTTTTATTCTATCTATATCTACAGTAGAAAACTCTGGCTTTAATACGTTACCATTTTGATCAAATAGTATTTTATAATTATTGTCTTGTAAATATGAGTCACTCCAATTAGTTTGAATATTTTCAGTTAATGGAAATAAAACTCCATTTTTGTACATAGAAATTCTAACCCAATTTACATAATCATTTGGTAAAATAAATCTTAATTGATCATCTACTGCTAATTCTAGTATTTTAATTTCTTTTAAAGAATCATAATTTAATTCTTGTATTGCTCTTTTTGCATGAAATAAAACATTATATCTTTCAACATTATTTATTAGCTTATCATTACCTACATACATTAACATAAAATTATTAACTATATCTTTTAATGTTACATATTGATACGAACCCCAATTTTCATTAATAGGATTATTTCCGTCATTCTCATAATATTGGTATTGTGTTAAGTATGCCATATCTTATCCTTGTTGTGTATTTTCTATATTTTCTTCTGATTGTCCAAATTGCACTAATGGCAATTCTCTAATAGACATTCCAGCATATTGTAATATTTTATTAATCAAATTAACCTGATCTGAAAGAGGTAACTCAAAGTCTTGATAACCTATTGCAGTTTCATCAAACAAAGGTTCTCCACCAGCTAATTCTACATAAGTCCATTTTGGATCTTTAGGATATCTAATATACTGACAGTTTACATCTCCAGTCAAAACAGGATAAACTGAAATGGTATTTCCTTCAAGTGTATATGCAGGAAACATTGATGTAGGTGTAGTTAGTTGAGAACTATTAAGCAAAAGTATTTTACTTTGACTAACTCTTTCTATTTCTGTATTTAATTGAAATACTTTATTTATCAAATAATAATCAATAGGCAAACTGTATCCTCCTGTAATAGGTGTTAAAACTTCTGTATTTGAAAACCCATCTATTACTTCTACCAATCCTTTTATTATATCAGCGTATCCGCTTCCTGAAACTCTTGCGTTCTGTTTTACTATCCATGAATTATATTGATAAAAGTAATCCTCAAATATATCTAATTGAGCTTGTTTTGCATACAAATTAAAATCATTTGGAGTTATGTATCCAAAATTATTTTTATTTGCTATTGAAAGAACAGTAGCTCTAACTGTATTAATTATTGATGCCATTTCTTAATTATCTTTACACAAAGATACAAAAAAAGAGGCTTCATAATTTTGAAACCTCTTTAGTGTATAAACGATATATTCTATTATAATTTAGATTCAAGTATTCTTAATACTTCTAAACCTTCGTCACTTTGCAAAAATGATGCTAAAATAAATAATGGATCTTCACCGTAAGGAACTGTAAGTAATTTATTTTTGTTTCCTTTAATATTATAGTAAACATCTTTTTTGTTTTTTAAAACTAAAATGTTTTCTGCAAAAAATTGAGCGCATTTATTTTGTAGTTTTAATAAGGGGTCATTTAATGCTTCTATAAAATCTTTAGGATATCTACTTGCAAATACTCGAACATCTCTTTTTAATTCAGCAGAAGTTAAAGTATCTATTCTTAATCCAATAACAATTCTTGCTACAGTTTCAAGCATTTCAATACTTAATTCTTTAGCCATTAATTGAGCGTCTAAAGATAAATCTAACGACTCTACATCTACAGATGCATCTTTTTCTTTATCAACTTCAATAAACATATTCCCATTATTCGGATGATATTCTAAAAACTTCTGTAATACTTGATTTTGTTTTGAAACAAATAATAATCCATCTTCAAAAATAATTGGCTCTAAGATAGCAGTATTGTCTTGTTCATCTTGAAAAATGCTTTTTTGATTTCTAGAATAACGCAAAGGTCTATTTACCCCTGTCTCTTCATCAAAATAAAGTAAAGATTTCCTTTTTGTGTTTCTTGAAGGAATTGAATAGCTTAAAGGCGCTCTGTCGTGTGTTAATTTGTAGACTTTATCTACAAAATTGCTTTGTTTTTTTGGTTTCATTTAATTTAATTTAATTTAATTTATAAAAAATAATTACCCTCGTCATTATAACGAGGGTAAATATTACTACTATATTACTGCTTAAATATAAAGAAGTTATTAGCACCTAAAGTACATAAAGCTCTTTCTGATAAGAAGTTTACTTCCATCGCATCTAAATCCGATGTAGCAGCTCCACCAGCTGAACCTGTAATCCAAGTTTTATATCTTCTGTCTTCAGTTTCTGAAGCTCTATATCTAACATGAAGGAAAGGTCTCTTAGCGTTTTTACCAAGTACTTGGTCATAAACAGTTGTAGAACCTGCAGGTACTAATATACCATTTATAGCTCCACCTACGATATCCCCTCTCATTGTTGGATCATTTAAGTATTTCCAGTCAGTTTTGTAGAAGTCATAACCTCTTCTAAACCCTGTAAAACCTAAGTTTAAAGCCATTTCTTCATCATTGTCAAATAGACCATAAGAAGTACCACCTGCTCCATAAGAGTTTTGAGCTGCTAACATATCATCAATGTCAAATCCGAAATCTCTGTTTAAGAAAATTACATTCTCTTCAATAGAACCTTGCTTGTCTAAACGAGAAATGATTGCATCAAAATCTGCTAATGCATCAGGATTTCCTCCTGCCCATACATTTCCTCTTTCTTCAACAACATAGAAAAGACCTTCAGATCCTTTGTTACCTACACCTGAAGCTACACCTTCAACAATTGCTGCTGCGCCACTAGCTACTTCAGCTGGTACTGCTTCAACCATTGCTGTTTCTAAGTAGTCTTCAAATCTTAATCTAGTTTCATGCTCTGATTTTAAGTACCATAAGAATCCAGTTGCTCCGTTTTCTGTTGTTACTTCAATCCATCCAATTTGAGCCATGTCAGATCCACTAACTGCGTATCTATCTTTAATGATAATTGGTGAGTTTTGAAAGATTTGATCATCTGCTTCTAATTGTCCTTGCATTCCGATAGCTCCTTTTTGGAATTCAGAACCATAGATAAATAAAGAACATACTACTCCTGCAGCCATTGTCTGACCTCCAGCTTCATAGTAAGCTACATCAATTGTTCCAGCTGCAGTATCTACTGCTGTTACAATTGCTTTGTTACTGTTTGTTGAGTTAATAGAACTGTCAGACAACATAATTGTTTGACCAACTCTAATTGCTATAGAACCAGAGCCTGGTACTAATACATCTGCAATTGTAAGAGTTGCATTATCTTGACCTGCTGCTGCTGCTGAAGTTACATTCGTGTATTTTGTATGTAATCTTCCTTGCTCTGCCCATTTTATAAGGTCAGAGTTAGAAGGCATTTCAGCACCTACCATTCTTAAGAATGATGCTACTGTTCTGTTTCCATATCTTTCAAATTCTTTTTCATAAGTATCTGGAAGATACTGATTTAAGAAATCAAAGTTTGTAATATAATTTGTTTGTAAAAGTACCTGTTCTGAACTAGGTTGTAGATCGAATCCTGGTACATTATTAACTTGTCCTGCCATAATTTTAATTTTTTTAATTTTTTAATTTATTTTTTACTTCTTATTCTCAATCCTCTACCACTATCCTTGTTAACCGACTTAACTTTAAACCCATCACTACCAATTGCTTGAGGAGATTTTCTAATATCCATATTTATATTTTTACTTTTTTTAGAAATATCACCAACAGCATCTGATTTACCTTGCTCATAAAAATACTGAGCAAAACGATTAGGATCTATAGCGGCACTAATTGCTTTATGCCACCCTTTAGCATCTGAAATTAAACCATCGTCTCCAACATATTTACTTATAAAAGTGTCTAGATTTAATTGTTTAGCTTTCATTTCTTGAGCATCCCCATAAGAATATCCGATTTTTTTATCTCCTACATTGAACTCAAAACCTTTGAACTCAGAGTTAAAAACTTCATTTGTCTTCTGTTTAAAATACTCATTCTTTTTTTGATTAGCTTCTTGAATAGTTTTAGATTCTTGAATGTACTTTTTATAAGCATCAATTTCTTCTTGATTTTTATTAGATAAAGAATTCCCGCTTGACTCAAGAGGAATGCTGTATTTATCTTTAAAATCATTAAGATATTTTTTTGCCTTAGAAAGTTCTCGTTTTTTAGCTATACTTTTCTTTTTAACATCTTTTTCATCATCAATATCTTCATCAATTCCGAATTTTGAATCCATTAAATAATAAATATCTTCACTATCTAAATCTTCTTCTGTTAAAGAATAATATTCTGCTAATAACTGATCGTCATTTAATTTATCGAAATTCTTATTTGCTTTTACGAAATCGTCAAACCCTCGACCAGTTGTTTTTTTAAATTCTAAATATTTAGAAACATCTTCAGGCAATGATTCGTTATTTTCTTTTTCATTAAATAACTCATCTACCGATGATATTTCTTTATTGTATCTATTCTTAATATATGAAAGAACGTCTTCGTCTTTTATAGTTGGACGATCAACTTCTGTTTCCTCTACTACAAGAGGTTCTTTATTTGTTGATTCAACTTTCTCTGATTCAACTTCTTGTGATTGCTCATTTAATTCTTGATCATGCTTGTCTAAAAGCGTTTTTTCCACTTCTTGAACTGACTTTTGGTCTAAAGGTTTTACCTCAGATACTTTAATTTCCATTTGATTTGATTTTATTTACAAAGTTAGTATTTAATTTAATTTAATTTTTAAGGATTATCTAGGCTCAAATTCAGCTAAATCAAATCCATCCAACGTATCTTCATTTGACTCAAAACTTACAGGAGGCAAGTTATTTTTTCTTTGTTGTATTAATTTTGATTGCTCTGTGTTAGCTTGAGATATTCTATTAGCTTTTGCTTTTTCTCTTTGAGACTCTCTATCTTCTAATCCTTTTTGTTCAACTCCTTTTAAACTCATTTGTAATCCAAACTCATGATCCATTAGTTGTTTTTTAATTGCAGCTTCACCTTGCATTTTTTGTATTGAGTATTGAGCTTTTGCCTCTTCTATTTTTATTGAAGATTGAGTTTCCATTTCAACTTTTTGCATAGCTGTTTGTGCAGCCATTTGTTGAGATTGCATATTTATTTGAGCTTGTTGTTGAGCTACTGCTGCTTTTTGTTGTTCTTCTAAATCTTGCTTAGATCTTCTTTTTAATTTTAAAACTTGATTAGCTAATTTTATATTTCTTATTTCTCTTATATCAATTGCATCTTCTAAATTAATAGAATCTCTTTGAAGAGCCATTTGAATATTTTGTTCTAACATTCTCTGTTGTTCTTCATCAGGTTCAATTTCAATAAATATTCCAAAATCACTTAAATACAATTCACTTATTTCTTCTAAAATTCCTACATTATATTTTCCTATTTGATTTACAAATTCTTCTCTAAAATCAGAATATTGCAACATATCAGCTATTCTACTAGATAAAGCAGTACATAATCTTTGACTCATTTGCAACCCAGCATCTAATATGTGTCTAGTTGCTGTATTGCTACTTAATGCTGCTAATTTTTGAAGACCTACTAATGAATAAGAATCTGGAGTAGAACCATCTCTTGCTTCGTTAAGACCTGTTACATCTCTTATCATAGAAAGATAATGATTATAACTTCCTATAAGACTTTGAATTTTTGCTTGTCCTGAATTACTATTTAATTGCTCAATAGGAACTTTTGCTTGATTAAAATCTCCGTCTTGAGTGTAACTTCTTCCAATAACACTACCTGTTTGAAAATACATTCTAAGTGCGTCTTCAGGATTGTAAGCTTGTCCTGTTCCTAAATCTACTTCATTTAATCCATCTGCATCTATAAACACACCATCAGGAACTACTCTTGAAATTACTTGTTGTAATTTTAAATGTGTTATTTGAATTAAATCAGCAAACGTAATCATACGTCTTACTAAAGACTCTAACACACCTTTATACATTCTTGGCGCACAAGCTACATATTCAGGATAAACTTCTTGAGATGCAGATTGAGGTCTAGCCATGTTTTCTGACATTTCCCATTTTAAAATAATATTCGTTCCCATAACCATAACACCTTCGTACCAAACGTCTATAGTTTTAGAGATTTTTTTAAAATTACCTTCTTCCATCATTTCAGGACTAGGGTTAAATGTATCCTCTTTTTCTATTAACCTTTCTCCACCTGAAGCATTTATTTTCTTTTTATATGTAAATGTTTGAGTTGTTTTATAATTAAAAAATAAAACAGTAGCACTATCTTTACTAAACAAGCTGTTGTTATAATATTGAGCTGTATTATTATAATCATACCAACTTTGACTGTAGTTAGATATTTCATCCATATCTTCGTTAGTAAGACTTGGATCAATTTTTTTTAATTCTGTTATTGGTAGTGTTTTAATTTCTCCCCAATAAAAACAATCTTGAAAATGAGGATTTTCTGTATAACTATATACAACACTAGCTGGATCAACATATTCAATTTTTATGCCTGCCCCAGGTTGAAATGTATTTTTACAAATAGAAATTCCCAAGACAGTTTGATCGTAATAGATTTGTTTTTGTAATTCATAATATCTATTCTCTGCTAAAACTGTATTTATAGCTTCTTCCTCTGCTATTTCAATGGAAGGTTTATATTTTAATTGCATATGTAATGCAAGCTCTTCTGAACTATTTGGAATTTCTTCTTCAGATGTTGCAAAAGTATTAATGCCAAAATCATTTTGTACTTGCTTCATTACATTCTTAGCAAGCATATCTTTTTCTAAATTTACTTGATATTTACTTCTTTTATCTAAAGACATTCCGTCTTGAGCATAAGCATTTACTTTAAATATTCTATCAGCCATGCCGTTTACCACTATATCAACAAACTTTGGTATAATAGGAACTGGAGTCCAATCAAGATTTAAATAACTTAAATCTCCGTCAATAGCTAATTCATTTTTATATTTTTGTATTGATTGCTCACCACGAGCATATAAACGAAGCCTGTGGAAATCAGCCCATTGATTATAAAATCTACTTTGACCTCCATCTTTTCGAAACCATTCGTATTGAATTGCTTGACCTATCTGTAACCCAAATTCGTAAGATTTTTTTTCTGCATCAGAAACAAATTGACTTGGAAATGCAGTAGGGTTTATATTTATTTTTACGTCTTCCATTTATCTTAAGATTTGGCTATAACTCCCCTTATTATCATATTTAGCAAAGTTAAGTTTTATTTTTGATTTTTTTTTAACGGGATGATATAATGATTTTTGATTTGCCATTATAGCTAAACCTGAACTTATTGATGCATCAAATTTAGTTCTATTGTTTATATTAAATCTAGCCCAATCCTCCAATGTTCTTGTAAAATACATTGTTCCCATTAAATCAATCTCCCTAAAAGTGCCTAATAAATCTAACCCAACATATTTTTCTATATAAGATTCTATTGCGGCCGCATGAGCTTGTTTAATATCTTCGCTTGAATTTGGAATACCTCCTAATTCTTTTTCGCTTTTAGAAAGTTTATTAAATGAACGATCAGGTCTATTCATAGAATAGCCTCTATATCCTCTATTTTTAAAATAATACAATAATCTTGGTTTATTGTTTTCTATAAGAATAGGCATCCCATAAAAAACACAAGCCATAAGCACATCTTCAAAAAATATCTCAGCTGTTTGAGGTCTAGCTACATATTCTAAAAAAAACTCGTTTACAGGCCCTTCATCCATATGGTATTTGGTCATTCCATGTAAAGCTCCGTTTGAGCCACCTCCACCAACAGTTCCTGAAATATCATAACTATCACATCCAAAAGATCCCATGTGTTCATTACCAGGATAATAAATTCCGTTTTTTGAATATTTTTTATTTTGCAAGGTTTTATTAGGTGTCCAAGAAACATAAAACCTTCCTGAATTATTTGGAGAAAAAACAACCTCAGTATCTTTTATTCCATTTTTCCAAGAAAATGAACCACGAGTTATAAATCTATCCTTAATCAAAGAATCATTATAATCTATTTGTTGATATATTTTTGTTAAATTAAATAAGGATTGTTTACTTTCATCTCTGAATGCATGAGACTCAGTTCTAGGAAATTGACGATAAAATTCATTTAAAGCATCGGCATCATTTTTTAAACTATCTACTTCTGCCTCCCAATAATCTATTGCTCCTTGAGTAATCATTTCGTTGTCTATACCTAATATTGGTTTGGTTGGTGTTCTTAAAACAGGCATTCCATAGATATCTATAAACCCTTCCATGTTATATTCCATTGGGATGAAAAGTGAATATAGTCCGCTTTTAGTTTGACCATTTGCATTTCTTTTTTCAACTTTTGAATCATAAAATAATTTTTTTCCATTTTCCCCTCCTTTTTCTAAAGCATTTGCTGTAGAACCCATCATGCATTTCCCAATAACTTTACTTCCTAAACGTAAACAAGTTTTTGTAACTCTCCAGTTATTTAAAATATTATTAGGTTTTTCCCATTTTTTAGATTCATCATGTACAAGAAGTTTTAATTTTTCTCCATCATAACTATTGTCTCCTGTGTTTCTCCAGTCAATAGAAGTATCTAATCCTTCAACAAGATCTTCTTCTTCTATATACATATTTTTTTTAGTAATTTTTGAAGCAGGAACTCTAAATGCTAATTCTGTTTTTGGTTTATCCATACCATCTTGAACAGGTTTAAAGAAAAAAGGATAATTCCTAACTATAGGAACAACTTTGTCTGTAAACATTTTTTTGGCATCTGCTCCTGTTTTAGATAATATACCCAATCTCGCATCTTTGCTAATAGTTCCAATATTGGCAGACTCTTCACTTGCCATATATGAAAATCCTGATCGTCTTATTTTTAAATAATCTTGACCAAAACATCTTTTATCTGCTTTACAAGCTTCCCAATGTAAGTAGAAAACTCTATTTGCATCTCTGTAATCTGGTAAACCAACATCAATTTTTGTCCATTGAAGATACATATAATGAGATCCAGTTATATATGTAGGAACACCATTATTCATAAACCAAAAACCTTCATCTCTTCTGTCAAATTCTTCTTCAATATAATCTACCCATTCATTTTTGAAATTTGAAGGAGTAGCGTGCCATTGAAATATAGATTGTATTTTTTGTAATTTTTTAGGATACTGAAAAGATTCCCAATACTGTTCTTTAATGTTTTTATTTCTTGAATAAATTTCTTTTGGCGGCTTAGGTAGCGCAATCTTTAAACCTTCTATTTCTATAATATCTTCAATTTCACCATTTTTAGAAATAACAACAAAATCATATTTAGCATCATATCCATATTTCCAAGACCTAGCCTTGTTCTTATTTGTTATGACTGTTTTTGGCACAAAGTTTTTTAAACTTTTGCATAAACTATTTTGATCTTCTTTCTGCAAATCCTTCTACTGATTTTTTTACTGTTGTGGAATCATTACCTTCAATTAAATTTTTTTCTAACTCTATTCTTGTCAATATTTCAAAGGCATCAAATATTGCTAATTTTTTTGTTGCTGCTGCATTTTTTAATTTATCTGCTGCAAGCTCATCGTCTTCACCATATTTAATTATTTGTTCTTCAGCAACTTTAATTAATTGTTTGACTGCTTTTTCACCAGCTACAATAATATCTAATTTTATTTGATTTACATTCATAATACTAAAGTTATATGTTTATCAAACATTCTGTAAAGTTTTTCTCCATCTACATTAAATTCATATTCACTATCAGGTTTAAAAGAAATTAAATCTCCTTTTTTTACGCCTTTTTTAATTAAATATTCATTTGGATATTTAATTATACCTTTTAAAGGTTCTTCATTTTGATTTGTTTTAATATAATAATTTTGTTTTTCAATAGGTTTTACCATACAATATTTAGAATGAGCTTTCCATTTATTATTTTTTTTGTACATAAAAAATTGATCATTATCAATAAAAAACAAATCATCTTTAAAAAAGCTTTTACCACTTCTTTCTTTTCCTTTTATATCGTTATAATATTTAAAAACATTATGATGCACTAAAAGTGTATCTCCTATTTCAATAGGTCCTGTATAATTAATTGGAGTTTCAACAACTTTAGCATATCTATTTGAAGATTTAAAATCTTCTTTTGAAGTGCTAGTTATAAAATTAACATCTCCTATTTTTTTTATACTATCATATCTTGCCCCATTTTTGGGTTTTACTATAAAATAAAAAGGTGATTTCATTTAAAAAATAAATTATATTCAATTGAAACAGGCATATTATTATTAAATTCTTTCCAAAGAAAAATTTCATTTTCTTTATTTTCTATGTATATTTTTATAGAATCAGTAGATTGAATTTTTTTAATTAAATAAATTGTGTAGTGACCATTTAATACCTCTTGATTAACAATATAATGCATTGCATTGTTTTTATAATCTTGTCCAATTGATATTTTTCTTATATCATTCATTTAATTAAATTTAATTTAACAAATATAATTTATTTTTAAGAGAATTTTTTGTAAAGTTTTTTATCTTTTTTTTACTTTTTCAATCGACCTTCCTCCGAAATAAGCTCCAATCACTGTTATTAAAACAAGCTGTAAAAGCTCTGTCCATTTTTCTTCAACTTCAAAAGCAATAAATCCACTATCTATAAAAACCATTATAACAGTAGAAACAACTAAAAATATAAGGGTAAGTGGGCGTACTGATTTAGTTAACCAGTTTCCATGTTGCAAATCTACCTTCCACCTTTCTGTAACATTTTTTTGCATATCAGCCTCTGCATCAATAAAGACCTTATCCATTTCTTGTTTTAACTTTGCACGCTCTTCTTTTGAAAAAGTATGTTTATCTATGATGCCAGATATTTTTCCTGCAATATCCGCACCAACACCTCCAAATAGTTTTGCTAAAATATTTTTCATTTTAATTCTTTTAATATTACATATATTTCTTCTAGTTCTTTTTCCATATACTCAATTCTTAAATCTTGTTTAGCATCGTCAGGCAAAGCCCCCATCTCACCTCTTGGCCATTTTATTCTAAACTCATCATTTAATGTTTGATTGTATTGTAATCTAGAAACGTCTCTATCAAGTTTTGCAATTTCAGCCGTAAGATTAAACCATATGCCTGCAATAGACACTATTCCAAAAACTATTCCTATTAATGTTTTTATGTCTAACTGAATTTGCGAAGTTTCTTTTAACGGCTCTGACATATTATGTAAACTGATTTTTTTTCTACACTTTTATTACCCATTTGTTATATCTATATATATTGTTTTTCCTTTATCTCTTACAGCTTTTAATATCCTGTTCCTGTTATCATCTTTGTTAACATACGATACATGAACCCAATCTGGGTTTTCTTCGTTTCCAAATTCGTAGATGAGTTGATCGAAGTCTAATTTTTCTTTTATAAAATTAAACATTTCTTTGTTTGTTTTATGACCATATATATCATCTATATCCATAGCTTGACCATAACAATGCTGGCTTGTTTGTTTACCATTTTTAGATGCACCACCAATAGCTTTATTAAGTGCCTCTGATCTATAAAAAGAATTAATCTTTATTGGACCATCAACCCATTTTCTAAGTGGCTCAAATATTTTTTCGGCAAGAATTTTCATGTTAGCTAGCGCTGTACCATTTGGTGTGTTAGCTATGCCTAGTCTTAATGCGGTAATAGATTTTGTAGCCTCTTTCTCTGATATGTGTTTACTTATCTTTTTTATCATTTTTTATTATTCTTTGAATTGTATATATAATAGTAGTTATTAATAAAATTATTTGTAACCACATTTCTACATTTGCAAAAGAGGTAAAAAAAGCTATTGTATTAAATAAGTATATTTTTAAATCAGTTTGTTCCATTTTTATTTATTTATATTCCACCACCATCTGTTATCGTCCAACC